ACGGCTACGGAGATTCAAGCGGCCTATCAGCCGATGGATGAAGAAGCGGATGACTTCGAGTATCAGGTGATCCTCGCGGTGCAAAAGATACTTGCGCTGCTGGGCATCGAGGATACGCCGATCTTCAAGCGCAATCGCATCACAAACCAGCTTGAGCAAGTGCAGCTCGTGATGATGGAAGCGGAGTATCTGGATGACGAGACGCTGCTTTCTAAGCTGCCGAACATCACGCCGGACGAGATCGAGACAATCATCAAAAACAAAGACGCGGAGGGCGCGGAAAGAATGAGCATTGGAGGCGAGGACGAGTATGAGGGAATTTAAGAAGCTGCCGCTTGAGCTGTTCATCGGCTATGACATTGAGCAGAACAGCCGTGTGATTGAGCTGGATGCGTCTGAGATGGTGGAGAAGTATCCCTCCGGCATCCTGCAGCTCGTCTGCAAGCGCCCTGGCGAGGAGACAACGTACATCGCTCCATCCTTTGAGCAGGACGGCGGGACGCTGCGCTGGACGCTGACCAGCTACGATGTGGAGAAGGCCGGACAGGGCCTTGCTATCGTTGCGCTTGTGGACACGTCGGAAGAATCAGTCAAGGTGCTGGCTTCCCACAAGATCAGGACGGGCATCGAAGAGGGCTTGCACTTCCGCGATGCTGAAACGGTCGATCCAGAGGATTCGCTGATTGCCCGCGTGCTTGCGGCAGTTAGTCAGGCTCAGGCATACGCGCAGGATGCAAAGGAAGAAGCAGACCGCGCAGAAGCAGCGGGCGACGCCGTTGAGGACGCCAAGGATCAGGCCATCGCTGACATCGAGGCCAAGGGTCAGGAGACGCTTGTGAGCATTCCGAGCGACTATACGGCGCTGTCCGGTGATGTCTCTGACTTAAAGAGCAACATATCACAGAAAGTTGACGCCGGATATGTCGAAAACGGTGTGGCGCATTTCACAGGAGATGGGAACGAACTGTTTACAATGACAGGTGTCGGTGGGGAAGGATTAAGCGCAGACGCAAAGAACGCATTATTGGCTTGCTTTAGAAACGTGGCATGGATCGGCAACGACGGGCAGATGTATTATGATGCGCTGGAAGAGGCGCTGAATTATTCCCGTTCTGTAACAAGCATCAGCGCAGTATTCGATCAAGGTTCTGCCGTCATATATGACACAGCGGAATTAAACGATCTCAGGCAATATTTAACCGTCACCGCTACTTATGACGACGGCAGTACAAAAGAAATAAGCAATTATGTTCTCAGCGGAACGTTGACGGCTGGGACGAGCACCATTACCGCGGCATATAACGGGAAGACCACCGCCTTTAACGTGACTGTAACCCATAGACCTGCAACGCTTCAGTCTATCAGCGCCGCATATAACCAAGGCAGTAATGTTGTCTACGATGACGCCACGCTCGACAGCCTCCGGCAGTATCTGACGGTCACAGCGCACTATTCGGACAGCACGAGCGCAACTGTGACCGAGTACACCCTCGGCGGTACGTTGACGGCTGGCACGAGCACTATTACTGCGACTTACGAAGGGAAAACAGCCACCTTTAATGTGACGGTGGCACATAAAGAAGCAACGTTGCAGTCCATCAGTACCGCTTTTAACCAAGGCTCTGCCGTCATTTATGATGACGCAACGCTGGACAGCCTCAAACAATACCTCACAGTAACTGCACATTATTCAGACGGAACGACGGCTGTTGTCAGCGAGTACACCTTGAGCGGCACATTGACGGCGGGAACGAGCGCCATTACCGCCACTTACAACAACAAGACGGCTACCTTCAATGTGAAAGTAACGCAGGCCTCAAGTCCGACCATGATTTATACCTTGCCCTCTGCCACTACATTTAATGGAACGGAAGACTATATTGATACAGGTTTACAGTTATTAACAAATACAAAAAGTAATTTTACGATTGCTTATGATGCTATTTGTAAACCTCAGGCAGGAAGTAATACGTCACAAAGAGTTATATTCCACTGTATGCATGAAATAAGTCCGTATCCCGGATTTGCTATACAATATGAGTATAGTGGAACTAACAGAAGTATAAGAAAGATAAGTATTTCCATAAATTCTAGTAAAACCAACTATTTTGCGATTGATAAACAATTTGATGCTACTACTGACGTTAGAGAAAAAATGGTTGTTGTAGTAGATTTTCAAAAAGGCGTAGTAAATTGTTATGCTAATATCGCAGGAATTGATTATAAACTGGAACGTTCATTTAATAAATCTGACTATGACAGTCTGGATATTGCAGAAACAGCTTTAATAGGGTGTTATCAGAATACTAGCGGTGTAAAAGGACGTTACTTTACAGGAACTATATACGATTTTAAGATCTATGACCATGTATTAACTGATACTGAAGCACAGGCTTATTTACAGGAGGATCATAGCTGATGGGAGCGATATACGATATTGATGGCAATGAAATCATTATAGATCATGACGTCCCTGATTCAGAACCGAGAACGATAGACATTTCTGGGATTCCCTATATTCACTTTATCGGGACTCTGCCAACAAATAAGGATCAGGGTGCATTGGGAGTACAGTTTGTTTTCGGTAATAATACTGAAAGAATTAATGGGTATGCTACACTGAAGGTTCAGGGTAACACTTCGACTTCATACCCAAAGAAAAATTTTACGCTTAAATTGTTCACGGATAAAGCGCATAAGAAAAAATACAAGATAGCATTTAATGATTGGGGTGAACAGAGTAAGTTTGTTCTGAAAGCCGACTGGATTGATATTTCTCATGCAAGAAACCTTGTTTCTGCAAGGCTTTGGAGTGATGTGGTGGCAAGTAGAGATAGCTACGATACTCTGCCTGAATTATATCGGAACTCCCCGAATAATTGCACGGTTGATGGTTTCATAGTAAAAGTTTTTGCTAACGGAGTTTATCAGGGAAGATATTCTTTCAATATTCCAAAAGATCCGTGGATGTTTAATATGGATGATTCACTCGATACTCATGCTGTGCTTTGTGGCGAGAATTATGTCTCTTCATGCTTCAGGGCATCTGCAAACCTTAATGGGAAAGATTGGACAGATGAGATGCATGAAGATAATCCTCCACAGTTAATTAAGACAAGGTGGAATCAAGTTATTTCGTTTGTAATGACATCTTCTGATACTGATTTCGTTGCTAATATAAATAGTTATATCAATCTTGAGAGTTTGATTGATTACTATATTTTTGCTTATGTAGATTGTGGAATTGATGCATTAGGTAAGAATCAGATTTATCTGACTTATGATGGCAATCTGTTCTATGCATCTATGTATGATATGGACAGCACATGGGGGTTATATTGGGATGGTTCAAAATTTGTAAGTCCAGAATACCGTATGCAGGAAGATTATGAAGTAGGAGTACATAATACGAGTAATCTCTTATTTGATCGTCTTGTACAGCTTTTCCCAGCGGAGATCAAGGCGAGGTATACGGCGCTCAGAAGCGGGGTTTTATCAGAAGCATACATCAAAGACCGCTTCAAGGAGTGGTGCGACATTTCGCCTGCGGAACTTGTTGCACAGGATTATGCAGCTGATACCGCTGGCGGCGCGTATACGAACATGCCGCAGAAAACGACCAACAATTACGACCAGCTGTCGGCGTTCATCACGGCAAGGCTTTCGTATGTGGACGGCAAGATTGCTGATCTGGCATAAAATGTAGGCATCCGTAAGTAAGTTGCAGAGGTGATTCACATGGCACTTTAGGGACGAGCCACCTAGCCAAAGCCGTAGTGCGTGGCTGTAAATAACGGACGGTGTGGCTCACAGCAGACTGTTGGGAGAAGGCTTGGTCTGCTAATTACAATGGCACTTTAAATCAGAGGTGATTCACATGGGCTTTGTTCTAGGTGTGATCGTTGGAGCATGTATGGGCTTCATCGTGACGGCGCTTTTATTAGCCAACAGATAAGGAGTGAGGCGGTACGGCAAAAAAAATCAGATACAGTGCGGCTGACCGTGCCGCCGATCTTGCTTTGATGCGGATGCAAGGTAAGACAAAGCACATCTACGCTGAGGCAGAACGTGACATCCACAAAAAGCTTGATGATTTTCTTGCACGGTTCAAGGCAGAGGACGAACGGCGCAAAAAACTCGTCGATGCTGGCGAGATGTCAAAGGCAGAATACGATGCATGGCGGCGCGGACAAATCTTCCGAGGGAAGCGATGGCAAGCGCTACGGGATGAGATCGTTGACCAGATTTACGGTTCAAATAAAACGGCGGCGCGCATCATGAACGATGAGCGCCGCTCTGTATTCATCCAGAACGCGAACCGCACGGCCTACGAGCTTGAGAAAAAGACGCATGGCGCTGTAAGTTTTGAGCTTTACGATTCTGCGACCGTGACGCGACTGATTAAGGAAGACCAGAAGCTGCTGCCGGAGTACAAAGTCAATCAGCGCAAAGACTATAAGTGGAATAACAGAGAAGTAAACAATGCGCTCACCCAGAGCATCATACAGGGCGAGAGCATGGACGAGCTTGCCGGAAGGATTGCGAAGGCCGTCAGCAGAAAGAACGATTCGCTCATGTACAGCTTTGCGCGGACGATGATGACGGGCGCACAAAACGCCGGACGGCTTGAAGCGATGCGCGAGGCGCGGGACATGGGCATCAAGGTCAAAAAGCGATGGCTTGCTACGCTGGACAGCCGCACCCGCGACACGCACCGAGACCTTGACGGCGTTTCCGTTGACGTGGATAAGCCGTTTATCATCGGCGACAGGAGCATCATGTTCCCCGGCGATCCAAATGCGGATGCGGACTTGGTAGCCAACTGCCGCTGTACGCTGATCTATGACTATGAGGATTATCCTGCAAATATTCAGCGGCGGGATAACGAAACGGGCGAAGTCATAGAGTGGATGACGTATAGAGAGTGGGAGAAGATGAAGCAAAGGGGCGCTAAGAAATGAGCATCGAGATCAAGGACAACAGCGCCGCCGTCCTTGCTAATATGCAAGCTGGCGTGGAACGCGCTTTGGAGATCATCGGCGGCAACGCTGAGACATACGCCAAAGCGCTTTGCCCGACAAAGACGGGCTTGTTAAAAAACAGCATCACCCACGTTGCCGGAGGCGGTACGGTTGACAAGAGTTTTGCGGACAAAGACGGCGGGCAACGCAGCCATATATCCGGGCAAGCGCCGAAAGACGAGGAAGGACAATACACCGTTTACGTTGGCACGAACGTGGAATATGCGCCTTTTGTTGAGCTAGGGCATCGAACAAAGAGCGGCGGGATGTCAAAGATAAAAGCGTTCATCCGGCCCTCGATGGAGAATCATACTGACGAGTATAACCGCATATTTAAAAACGAAGTAAAACCAAATCAATAAATCCAGCACCGCGAAGCACTGCGGCGCTGTTTTTATACACCTCATTGAGCCGAAGGACAGGCTCCGAAGAACAGGAGGAAGAACAATGGCACTCACACGATCTATGTTAAAGGGAATGGGGCTGACTGAGGAACAGGTCAGCGCAATCATTGACGCGCACACCGAGACCGTTGACGGGCTGAAAGACAGCTTGAAAGCGGCGAAGGCTGACGCGGACAAGCTCAAGACCGTTCAGAAGGAATTGGACGATCTGAAGGCAAACAACGGCGACGATTTTAAGTCCAAATACGAGAAAGAACACTCGGATTTTGAAGACTACAAAAAGACGGTCGCCAGTGAAAAAGCTGCCGAAGAAAAGCGCAGATTGTACCGTGATCTCCTGCGGGAGACTGGCGTAGGCGACAAGCAGCTTGAAGCCGTTCTGAAAGTGACCGACCTTTCCGCTCTCAAGGTGAAGGACGGCGCGCTTGAAGACGCGGACAAGCTGAAAGAGGCCATTCAGAAAGAATGGGCTGGTTTTATCGCCACCACGACCACAAGCGGCGCAAAGGTGGATACACCGCCGAAGAGCACGCATACCGCAAAAACGCGTGAAGAGATTTACGCGAAGGACGAACACGGACGCTATAAGTTGAGCACGGAAGAGCGCCAGAGGGCGCTTGCTGAAAATCCCGACCTTTTGAAAGGAGCATAAAAAATGGCTGCAACGAAAGTCGAAACCCTTACCATTCCCCGCGATAGTCTGCCGAACGTTTACACCGGCGTTCTGGCCCGCGAGGTTGATTTTGTTACCCGCTTTGGTGATAACTGGGACGCGCTGCGGAATATTCTGGGCATCATGCGCCCGATCCGCAAGGCTCCCGGCACTACGCTGATTTCCTACAACGCGGATGTCGCTCTGGAATCCGGCGCGGTTCCTGCTGGCGCGGTGATCCCGTACAGCAAAGCGACGATCACGCCTGTCTCCAAGGCTGACCTGAACATTGAGAAGTATGCGAAGGCCGTCCCCATCGAGGACGTGAACAAGTACGGCGCTGCGATTGCCGTCGAGAAAAGCGATGACGCTTTCCTGACGAAGCTGCAGAATACCGTCCTGGCGAAGTTCTACACCTTCCTGAACACCGGCTCCCTGATTGCCGGTGCCGCGACGTGGCAGGCTGCGCTCGCGAAGGCGCAGGGCGAAGTCCTGAACAAGTTCGCCACCATGCAGAAGGACGTGACCGGCATCGTCGGTTTCGCCAACATCCTTGACGCTTATGATTATCTGGGCGACGCACAGATCACCGTTCAGACGCAGTTCGGCCTGACCTACATCAAGGACTTCCTCGGCTATAACACCCTGTTCTTGCTGCCCGCCGCCAAGATTCCGCGCGGCATCGTGATCGCCACTCCCGTGGAGAACATTGACCTTTACTACATTGATCCCGGCGACAGCGAATTTGCGAAGCTGGGCTTGCAGTACACCACGCAGGGCGAAACCAACCTGATCGGCTTCCACGCTCAGGGCAACTACGGCACGGCAGTCGGCGCAAGCTTT